ATAACTTCACGGTTAATTTCAGCAAGGATCTCTGTTGAGAGAATATTTGCTAATTCCGCTTCAGCATTCAATCCGTGGATTGCCTTAAGGTCTTGAGCAAGCTCTAGTGAGTACTCTGCCTTTAACGCACGAGATTTCGCAGTAACTGTTACTTTCTCGATGCTGAATGCCATTTCGTTGAAATGGTTTGATGCACCGTCTCCGAGTGCTTCAGCATTTGCTGTTGGCATTGCCTGACCAACGTTGTATCCTGTTGAGGATGCAGAACCAACTGGGTTTAACGCAGATGGGTTAGTACCTGCCTGAGTAACAGTACCCAAACCAGCAGCAGTGTCAGTTTCACCAGCAGTGATGCTGTCGTTACTGTTCTGTGCAGAGAATGTTGTGTCTGCTTCGTCGAAGAATGCCTCTGTACCAGCCTGTGACTCGTAACGTGAACGCATTGCGAAGATTAGTCCTGTTGGGCCGTTCATTGGTTGAACACCTGCTAGGTCATATGCGACCAAGTTAGGCATAGAACGACGGATAAGACTAATTAGAACGGGGTCGAAACCTGCGGTTGGACCTGCAGCAGCAGAGTCAGCACCGAAACCACCAGTACCAGCATCGTTGGTAGGTGCAGCTTCATAGAGGAACTGCTTCTCCTCGTTCATAAATTTTTCTTGGTTCTCCAGGAGAACTGCGGTAACCATTCTGCGATGTGCGTCTTTAATTTCTGGAGCACTATCGGCATCTAGTAATGGAGCCCACTTCTCCTGCAGTTGTTCAGCATTGAACATTTGCATTTGAATTTACCTCTTAAGTAAAAGTGTTGTTTTTTCGTTATAATAAGAAATTACTTCTTAGCGACTCTTTGAAGTGTTGAGAGATAATTCGCCATTGATCCAGTATTCTTAACTGGTGACTCAGTACCTTCACTCAGTACTTCATTATTGTCTCTCTGAGCACTAGGTGCGGTTGATGGGAAATAAGATTCTCTCAACGTTACTAGTTTCTCACGGTAATTTTGCTCACTTTCAAACTCTACACTTTCAGCAAGAGAAGCGAGTTTCTCTTTCTGTGTGATTGCAAGACCTTCTGCCACGTCACTTAGTATTCCATCGGATTTAGATTCGGCAAGTCTCTTATTCAGAGCAACGTTACTTTCAATTTGCTCATTGAGTTTTGATTCCATTTCATCAAGTTTATTTACCATGTTCTCAAGGACATCATATTTGTCTTCAGGGATTGATACATAATGTTCTTCAAATAGTGACTTCATACCTTCTAGGAAGGATTCAGTCATTTCTGTTTTAAGTCCTGCCTCTACAGCAAGTTCGTTCTCTTGTAGCCATTCTCCAGCTACATACTCAAGGTAAGAATCGACTCTTTCTGTGAGTTCTAATTTCTTGGACTCAATTTCTTCTTCGAGTTTCTTAGAGTTTTCTTTCTCTAAGTCCTCTTTAATTGTTGCAACCTTAGAATTGATTGCTGCCTCGAAGATAGTCTTTGCTTTTGCTTGGAACTCTTCAGATAGTTCCTCTCCTTGGAGAAGTGCTTCAACATCTTCTTCGACATTGATTTCAGGTGCAACTTCTTCCTCAGAAGATTCAGCAACAACTTCGTCTTCTTTAGCTTCAGGTTCTTCAGTAATTGCATCTTCGACCTTTTTCTTAAGATCTTCTTCTGCAACAACTTCATCTTCCTTCGCAGGTTCTTCTGCAACGACTTCTTGGTCTGCTTTGACCTCGACTTCATCGCCAGAGTTTAACTTTGTCCCTGGTTGGACATCTCCAGATTTAACACCAGATTTTGCACCCTTGTTAACTACATCCTTAACTTGCTTAAGGGTAGCACCAGGTGTTTTTAACTTAGCAGAGTCGTCATCGACTTTGTAGTTTTCTGGAGTAGGCCCGCCTAAGTCTTCCCAAGAACCGCTATTTCCTGGTGTTGAAACTCCTGCAGCATTACTTCCTGCTTTAGGAAGTGATTTATCGGCAGCAGCTGCACCAGCAGTAACGGCATTGGATTCCTTAACGTCTACTTCCATTTCTTGTAATTTGTTACCACGGGACATTTTAGTTCTCTCCGATTACCTTTTAGTGTAAAACTATATTTATTTATAAATTATATATTTGTCAAAAAATCATTGAACAACTGGAGTTTATGCTCCTCTAGTCGTTTTTGACTCACTAGCGTATTAATACGCTTCTTTGTTTGGGTTGCGATTTGTTCACGAAGTGTACCTCCGTCCCAAACCCATTCCTTACCTTCCATGATTCCATTGACGAAAGCGTCTGGAGCAGAAGGATCTGCAACTATGTCTGCAGCAGTTGCTAATTGAAAGTCTTCACCTACAACTTTAGCACCAGTGCGATCTTCTCTAAGTGACCCAACACCACGAGAAGAAACACCAAGAGTTACACCTTCATCAATTAATGATGATGCTATCTTACCCATCGGTGTATTAAGAATTTGTGCTTTACCCTTAAAATTATTTCCCTCTTGAACAAGAGAAGTAATCTTATGAGAAACACGATCAAGGTTTACTGTAGGTCCATCAGGATGTCCCAACTCACCTAAAGCACGACCTTTTTGAACAAATGCTTCATTATATCTGTTAACTTCTTTAGTTAAAGTTTCTACAGGATACATTCTACCATTACGGTTCTTAATGTTTCCTTGTAAAAATACACCTTCAATATAAAGTTTCTTATTTGATCCTTTACCTTCAGTGATAAATTTAACTTGTGAGACTTCTTCTGTAATCAGTTTCATTGTTCTTAATTTGCGTATCCTACAGATGTACCCAAGACACTAGCATGAGCAGCAAAAATTGCTTGAGTTGGTTTTTTATCAACAAATTCAACAGTGTTACCTAACAATGTAAAAGTTCCAACTGTTGTTCCACCAACAGCAGTAGCAACAGTTACTACTCTTGCAGTACTCGTAGTATTAACAAGACGTACTACAGTTGCACTTCCAAATGTTGAAGCATTTGCAGCATCTACGCCACATGCTGCCTCACTACCTGTTACTAAAGTTCTAGTCATTAGACTCCTCTTCTTGATCTATTTCATTTGTGGGCTCAGTTTCAACTTCAGGTTCAACTTCAGCATCTACTTCTTGTCCAAAAAGACTAGCAGCAGCATTTGGTTTTGCAGCATCTATCTTCTCTGCACTCTTAGCATATAAGATTTCTTTTATCTTATCACTAATTTCTGAGGCAGATTGATCAGTTGCCAACATATCCATTAAATCATCCATAGTAATGAAATATAATTATAAACTAAAGGTATTTATATCTCTCCACCCTTCGGCATATTCATGGGTGCTCCTTCTTCTGGCATACCTTCTGGAACAGTACCCATCATGTCATATCCTGCTAATGCTTGATCTGCTGGCATTCCTGTTGCTGGATCAACTGGCATATTTGGATCAGGTATAATTCCATCCTCAATTTCTTGTGCCATTTGTTCATCCATTTCCTCAATTTCAGTCTCAGTCTGCTTAAGGATTTTTGTTCTTACATATTGAGCAGAGAAATATTTACCCATATATGGTTCCATAGAAGCAATTACACCCAATTGCTCTTGAAGAAGTTCATTCTCCTTAAGAGCAGAGAAATGATTATCATACAAGAAATCATATTGAATGTGATCTTCCAATGTATCCCAATCTTCTGGAGTAATAATATTCTTAAGAATTAACTGAGTCTTAAGCATATCATTGAATATACCAGAGAATCTCTTACGTAATCTACCAACAAACTTAGTAAACTTAAGTTCATCTCTTAAAATCTCTGATGATCTACCTAGATTGAATCCACCTTGACTATCGAGTCTACTTGATGGAACATTTAATGCTTTGTATAGTTTAGATTGGAAATACTCAATATCAGTAAGTTCTCCAAGATTCTGTCCACCAGGAAGTGTAGAAATTTCTGTTCCTCTACCACCTTCTCTACGTGGAAGCCAGAAATCTTCTAACATTGCCATGTATTTCTTATCATCACGAATCTCACCAGTATCTGCATTATAAACCAGTTTATTCCTATAACGGTTCATAACATCACGCAGATATTGTTCTGCCTTTACCTTTGGAAGATTACCTACATCAATGTAGAATATTCTTCTTTCTGGAGCACGAGATAATCTGTAGATAACAAGACTATCCTCAACCATTCTTAACTGGTTAAGTGCTTTGATTGCTTTATGTAAGTATGATAGTACTGTTTGCTTATTTCTATCTACAAGTCCTGAAGTGACATATGTAATTGCATCTTTAGCAATCTTAACTACACCTTTTTGATCTCTACTTGGTATTATACCACTACCTTTGGATACACTATTAGGGTCATAAACATAAAATTCATTTACTTTTGGTGATTCTACTTCCTTTGCATTATCTGAATTCTTACTTACATCAAACGGAGATAACTTATTTGATCCTAGTTTTTCAACTTGACGTATAAGTCTTATTTTGAGTGGATCAATATATCTTATTTCTTGAATACCATCTTGTGGTTTTTCTAAATCAATTACTTTATGATAGAAAACTCTTCCATCAATATACCATGTACGAAAAATCTCATGAGACTTCTTATCGAAGTTCATGAGTTCTTTGATGTACTTAAATTCTGTTCTAATATGTTCCTTTATCTTATCAGATGCAGGTAAATTGGATAACTCAACTTCTACAGGAGAATCATTTTGATCTGAAACTAGTGCTTCATTTACAACATCTTCAATTGCACTATCTGCCTCTGGGTGCAGACACATCTCACGATATCTACGAATCAGATCCTGTTCGCTTTTATATACCCCTTCAATGTCAACATATTGGCCATAAAATCCACTCGACACATAAAAGTCCGACTTATCTTCGTCGGACTTGGGGATCGGTGAAACGACCCCCTTTGACTTATTATCCCCAGAATCTGGGAGTTTGAAACCAAACAGTTTTGCCATTGTATAATTTCTTTACTACTATTATACCACTATTTAGGAGCCGCTGCCAAGCTGTGTTGCACCAGTTGGATCTAGAGCATCCCACCACTGAACTTGTAGTTCTACAGTAAACTCTTCAAGTGAGTCTGAACTATCGTATGAAAGAGCAATGTCTGACACGTTAGTTGGGAAAACACCATAGAATTTATATGCCTTAAGAACTGGCATATTAACTGCTGTTTGTGGTATTGGGCCACCAACTGCTGATCTACCAAATTGTCTTACGAACACATCTTTTTGATATGAAGTAGGATCTGTTAGACCTGCATTATCCTCATGCTTATTGATGAGGTTCATCCATCTTTCAAATGTATTTCTGATTCCGAAATCTACATCGTTGATAACGGTAACAGTCCAAGGATCGAAAACTCTGTCTCCTGCAATTTTCAGGTTTCTACCTCTAAATGGGATGTTAATTGGTGTAACATTTGATGCTGGTAAGTTTGCTGCTTTAACTAGGAATCGTGCCTTATCGGTCACTTCATCTCTAGTTGCGTCGTTTGGGATAGCTTCATCTGGGAAATATAGTTCACATTCAAATAGATTAGGACGAGCACCACCCCCGACCATTCTACCCTTGAATGCATCAAGGGTTCTGTCTTTAGTAGCAGGAATGTTTAGGTTTGCCATTAATTTGTGCCTCTAGTTAATTAAACGTTTCCAACGACTTCTTCAAAACTAATTCCAGTGCGAGTAGCAACGAATGTTAGTCCGATAAAGTTGATTGATCTTGCTGGTTTGACGAAAATGTCAGCCCTGAATTGATTAGAATCAATTATGTCAGGAGTGTTATTTGTTTCATCACAAACAACAACATAATCAGTAATACCTCTCTTCGACTTGATGTCACGAAGATATGGATCAACGACATTCAAGAAACTTGATCTTGTAATAACGTCATTGAATTCAAATAACTGATCTTTTGCTGCTCTTCCAATTGTTTCCTCAATTGTAAGGAACAAGCGACGAACGTTGATTCTATCGAATGCAGAAGCAGTAGCAAGTCCTGTTCTGTCACCAAAGAGAATAATACCTGCTCCTGGTTGAGCAATAATTGGGTTAATTCTCTTAGGATATAGAAGATCCCTTTGTGATTGAGATGGATTGTATGCAAGTTTAACTGCTCCATTTAGTGCTCCTCTGGAAGTACCAGCAGGTGAGAACCAAGGGAAGGAATTAATTGATGTTTTTGCCATCAATCCTGCAACGTCAGCATTGGTTGGAATCCATCTGTACTCATTATTCCATCTATCATACTGATATTTGTAACCAGTATCAAATACTGCATAAGAAGATGACTGAAGATTATTGTAGAATTCAATAATATTATCAGTCTGAGTATCAGGATTTGGTACTCCAACAACACCTCCACGGTGAGGAGAAATACATGCAATACAATCCTTTCTCAACTCAGCAACTGCAATAAGTGCCTTTGCTTTTGCTTGAGAATCCCAAAGATCAGTACCACCAGATGGGCCATTGATTAAGAAATTAACACTGTACTCTGCAGGATTCTTGAGAATATTATATGAATTAATAATGTCTCCACGAGTTGCTAGATAACCATCAGCAGCAGTATAGTTCTTACCTGCTCCTAATGAATGAGTTTCTGCTCCACTAACAGAGAATGTAACACCTTGAGCATTAGATCCTATGTTACCAACACCAGTTGCAGTAAACTTATAATCGTTATCACCACTATCTGTTAAACCAGAAGCAGTACCTGAAGTTGAGTAACCAACATAAACATATTCAGATTTTCTTGCAATAGCATCCTTATAGTATGTTGATTCTGCTGGAGAAATTTTACCATCAGTTGCTTTAGAGAGATAAGTAAATTTCTCAAGAACATTACCTGCAATTCCACTTACAGATCCAGACTCATCAACAACTACTACATGAACTTCATCATTTTTACTACTTCTTTCAGTAGCATATGCAGAAGTTCCTGGTTTCTCGGCAATTGTCTTCCAATAAACAGTAGAATTTGTCAACCCTAACGTCTGTTCATTATACCAATCTTTATTGACTGAACTTACCCATTCATATCCACTTGCAGCAGCATCAGTCTTTGTATAAAGTTGATTTACATTTGTAGTTACATCTGTAACTCTACTAATGGTATATGATGTTGTACCGATACCAGTGATTGCTCTATCTACCGTAATAGTAGTAAGACCAATACCAATAACAGTTGCACCTGCACCAATACTAATTGTGCTACTTCCAGTTACTGTAACAACGTCTCCTAGTGCAATATCTTTTGATGCATCACCATTTAGATTTTCTGTTGTTATACCAGTAATTGTGATATCATTTAGAAGATCAGTAGCACCAAGTGTAGAACCAATACTAGTAGTTGTTGCTACTGTAGTTGAACTTGCTGCTTTAAATCCTAATTCTTCATAAGATAGAGCACTTGAAGTTCCTGATGAATTTACTTTATCAGTTACTTTTACTGAAAGTGCATAATCCGCATTTACACCATTAGCAGTTGATGTTACTCCAGTAACAACTCCTCTCATATAACCACTATAAAGTGATGTTGATCCAGAACCAACATCAATTCTATCATTAATTTGTTGGGTTATACCCATACCAACTTGAGGAGCCTCAGCTGTTCCTTGAGGTACCGTTACTGTAATAATTTGGTCTGCAAACGCATCAATCGTACAAACTTTTAAACCATTACCCCAAGAACCAGGGTTCTTAGCAGCAAACTTCCAAGTTATTGATTCATTTGCTACGGTTTGATAGTCATCTACGTAACTCTCGTATGACTTAATTTTTACTCCAGTTACTCCAGAAGTTGTATTGACTCCAACGTTTGCATTATTTAAATATGATCCTGCTGCTTCATCAGAACGGAGTACTCTTAAAACTCCACCATAAGAAAGAAAGTTGGACGCACTCAACCAGTAACCATATTGACCGTCCGTTGAAAGTGGCTTACCGAAGGTTTGTAGAAGATCTTGTTCTGTTTCAATCAGAATTGGTTGATCAATTGGGCCTTTTTCAAATGGACCTGCAATCGCACCAACTTGATCGTTAGCACCATCTACTCTACCGATAGTTAAGTCAACTTCCCTTACCTTTACGCCAGGTGATACTAAGTTAAGTGACATGTCTTTTTTCCTCGATCAGAAATTCATTTTTACTAAAATTATTTATAAATTGGTTACTCTTACATGCATTTTTACATGTAGTCCCACATGTATGACCTATCTCCGTATTCATCAGCATACCACCTTTGGCCTTCTGGATCTACAAAGGAAGTATCCTCAGTTAACCCATCTGACATAAAACCAAATGGTGCCATGTCCTGTTCTATTTGATTCTTTTGTTCGTCATATAATCTCTTTCTTACATCCTGATCCGTGAGTTCTTTAAAGTAGTCTTGAGCAACCAACCATGCATAAATTACCAAGCACATGGCAAGGTCATCATTACATCCATCCTCTGCCTCAAATGAGTTACTCTTGGATATGAAGGTAGTTAATTCTGAAATAATTTCATAGTCATTGAAGTAGAGTTTATCCTCCTCAATCATAGCCTTGAGGTTAAGTGCTCCTACCTTTTTAACCGTCTTAGACATCTTGACTCCCAATTGAGTCTTCTTACCAGAAAATCCTTGACCTACAATTTGACCTGCTCTACCTCTCATAGAGCACATCAATAAGTTTGTATACTCCAAATCAAAGTTTAGAATAGCAGCAACCTGATCTCCTACATCATTTACCTCACAAAGTATGAATGCATTGTTATAATTCCTTGCAACATCATATATGATATTTGGGAATATCATTGGTTTGATTTCATTATTCCTATACTTTGCTACTACCTTATGGGGAAACTCAGTAATATCAACCACTATAAATGCTGAGTAATCTTCTCCTACTCCTCGTGCAACATCAACAGTAATAAGATAATCATGTTTATCTTGGACAGGATGATATACATCCAATCCAGCACTTTGTGTTAATGGATTATCATATACTAATGTCTTTAACTTACTTGCAGCAATTAATGTATCAATAGATCCTAAGAACTCACACTCAAACTCAATTTTAAATTGTTGTTCTGATGTGTTTGCTATGGTTTGCTTTTTCCATTTAGCATTTCTACCAGGTACTTCAGACCAATGAACGTCTGTGGGAACATACTCATTCTTACCTTTCTCTGCATCATGCCACATTCGGTAGAAGTGATTCATACCATGTGGGGTTGAAACTATTATTACTTTTGTGCTTTTACCAGAAGTAATAGTAGGGTAAACACTAGCAAAGAAAGAGTCAGCGATGTGATTGGGAACAAAAGCAAATTCATCCAAGAATAGGATATTGAAAGACATACCCCTAACAGCACTAGCAGAAGTAGACGCAGCCAAGATTTTACTACCATTTTCTAACTCCATTGATCCTTTGTTCCATGCTATAATACCCTGTTGCATCCATTTGGGCAAATTTTCATATGCAGTCTGCAATCTACCAAGAAGTTCCCTAGCAGTTGCAGCTTTGTTTGCAAGAATACCAATATTCACACTGTCATTAAAAACAGCATAATGTAATAGATATGCAACCACCGTTGTAGACTTACCAGTCTGTCGTGGCATTTTACATATATTGAATCTATCTTTATGGAATCTTTTTATTAATTTCTCTTGAAATTTATAAGGTTGAAAAGGTACAAGACCCTCATCCAGATTAACAATCTGAACATACTTTTTAGCAAAATATACAGGATTCTTTTTACACTTAATAAATTCAGAAATCTGGTCAGCAGTAAATTCAACTGGGGTGTTTGCCTTTTTTAAATTAGGATTACCCAGATATATGTCATCAGTAGCCATAATTAACTCCTATTGTTGCCCTGCAAACATCAATGGTTTTGTAGGATCTCGTGGTACTGGATTAAAGTATAGCACAATTCCACCAGGATATATCTTTTGTATTTCTGCTACAACTTCTGATTTAGTTGGTCTTGAAAACTTACTGAAGAACATATGAGTAGTAACAGTTCTTCCTCTCCAGTTAGAAATTATCATATAAGTCTTACCTCTTTCCTGAAGACGAAGATATGACTCATAAGTAAAGGTTTTCTTTTTGATTTTAGTATCACCTTCTGCAGAAGATCTACCTGGTTTCATAGTTCCTGCTGCAAATCTTTTAACATTTTTACCTGCTTCTTTACCGAGTCCTCCCTTTCTTGTAGCACTAACCGTACCAGTTTTCTTCGTCTGAATAAGAACTGCATCTTGTCCATATTTTTTACCAAGTTTTTTTACATCCTTTTTAAATTTTCTTTTACCCTTTTTTCCAGATGTGACTACATGACTACGCTCTTTAACCTTTGTGGTTTTACCAGTCTTATCATCCT